GTAGCAGCAAATGATGAGGATGATGTAGCAGAGAATGTGTAATCTAGTGGTGTACCAAATACTTCCATTTGGAAGTTATCACCTGGATAAGCTGTTCCTGTTAAGGCAAATGTAACTGTTGCTGGTACATGAGTAGCAGTTGAAGATGTTGATCCATCAATATCCACCGAATAAGTATATGTTCCATTTGTATATCCATCGGACAATGATATTGTAGCGGTCACTAATCCACTTAGTGTTATATCTGCTCCACCTCTTATTCGGAGAGCATGTACACCAACTGATAAAACATTTGATACGGTTGCGTAACTTAATGAGTTTATTTCTAAATAAGGTCTAGACATTTTGTTTAATTTCTTTTTATTATATATTAGTATTCAAAACTCACTTTTATACAAACTTGTTCTTTTCCAAACCCATTTATCCTGACCACAACCATATATTTTATAATATCCCCGGTCACACATTATCTCACTTTCACTTTTATTAGGATCAAATCCATCCTTTATCAGTTTTTTCTTATTATAGTTGAATCTATGTTTCCTGATACCATCAATAACCCACCAATAATTAGGAGGTGTTCTATGTATAAATTTAAATCCAAGTTTCTTATAAATATCACCACTAAACATTGATCTGTCAGCAAATGATGTAATTTCCGAACAAGTATAATTGGTTGTATAGTATTTAAACAGTCTAGAAGCTGACCCAATAACAGATGTATTTAAAATATTTACGAACCTAACTAGTTCAACACGACCCCTTGTACTATGGAATAACATACATGAAACTAATAGATCGTTATAATACAATCCAATACATGTTTTATATGATGTATATCCCTGTATATGGTTTCTATCCAAGAATTCCCTTATCACAGATGTATCAGTAACCTCTTTTATTGCGCATTTTCTAGCATATATAAGTTTATCTATCTTTCCAATACGTGATAGTATCACTGATTTAATTATATCTTGTTTATATAACCAATCATCTTCCCATATGTGTATAAGGTCAATACCACTATTAACACACTTTGTTGTTTTATCAAGGTGATATGTTCTTTCTTTATACATCTCACTGTGCCAATACAGACCGTTATATTCCAAAGCAGTATTACCTATTAAAAAATCCAATTCATAAGGGCTAATTGAATCTCTATCCTTGGATTTGAAATCGGATCCAATTTCCACTAACCAATTCATTATATTTAACTCTTGTCCTGACTGTTTAGTGTCAACAGGGTTACAAGAAGTACATATAATAACACCACATATTGATCTCCGTTGCAAGGTTGTTGGGTGTATGTCAAATTCATGACCACATAGATCACTATATAATCTAGCATTTCCTAGCTTCTTACCAGATATAAATTTAAATCCCCTTTCCTCATAAAAGGAAACTCTTTTTAACATCCTGAGACTTTTATATTCATCACTATCAATATAATTCTTATATTCTTCTGATTTTGTATAGTGATCCACTCCATATTTAAACATTATTGACTCGGATGACTTCTTTTTAAAATCATCCGACTGGTAGTACCATTTTTCCTTATATTTTAAAAGATTAGACTCGTTTACACGAATCTTGTATTCATCTGTCATAGAGTAATGGTCTTCACCATATTTCTCATTACTAGTCTTCTTTGATTTTACTAAATAGTCATCCGTACGTGTGTACCAATCTTCCCCATATTTCTCATTATTGGTATTAATAGTCTTTTCTATGTAATCATCCGATTGTACATAATGATCGACCCCGTACTTATTATTCATAGTCTTTGCCGACTTTGTTTTAAAGTCATCCGTCTTAAAATAATGATCTTCACCGTACTTATCCTTTATACTATCTGACCATTTTTTACGAACGGTTTCATTTTGAAAGCTAGACGTATGACCATATCTCTCCAGGTTAGTAGAAGATGCTCTATTCTTTATTATATCCGACTTTGAAATATTATCAACTCCCCATTTTTCAATATTTGTATTTCTTCTCTTACTTTTAGTAGACTCACATGACTGAGCACATTTAGGAGAACATGATAACCTATACCCATCTTTCCAATTTCTATTAAAGGTGGTTTTTTTACCACATTTACAAAGATTATAATTCGGATATAAATTCACCCAATGCCAGATTCTCTGTACGAACTTAATATCTATATCAGATGTATAATCAATTATTTTCTGGTGAACATCAGGATAGTTATTTCTAAAATAGGACTCCCTCATCCTAGCAGGGATATCATTTGTTATATCATTGATTATTTTAATATTATACATGGTGTGAAGGTTGCCTATAATATATATAAAAAAAGAAACTCCCTGTTTTTAACAGGGAGTTTCTAATTTCTAATTAACTATTAATGATTAGTTCAAGAATTGAGCTGCGTCATTAACAACAATCGTCATATACTGCTTCTCTGGGAAGAACCCAACGTCAGCGAGCGCGTAACGACTTCTTAGTAACATTCTTGGAGCGAAAGTTGCTTCAGAGATCACAGAGATTGACTGTGCCATAAGATATGGTACAAAAATCAAACCTGGTTGGTCTGGGTTATTCTTTCTTCCAATAACGATTCTGTTGTCATTGTATCTCATGTACGGGTCAACATAAATCTGGATATCTCCAATTTGACCAACAGGGTACAATTGACCTTGTCCGTTCAATTTAGATTTAACTGGATTAACAGTGTAACCTGCGATGTCCATAAGAGATGCAGCAAGTCCTCCGTTAGTTACAGCAAACTGTGCTGGGCCAACTCTACCTTCTGTTGCGATGTAGTTAGACGCATGTGCCAACTTAGTGATAAGTTTTCTTTGAACAGCATGTGTTGTTTCTCCACCGATACCACCATTACGAGTTACGTAAGCAGTGTCAAGGTCAAAAATACTTGAAGCAGTCGCAACAACAGAAGTAACACCCAATCCTGCTTGTACAGGTGATGTAGCTCTGTTAGCTTGACCAAGAGCAAATATTCTTTGAACAATTTGCTTAGAGATTGTCTGAGACAATTCATTAACAAGGATTGATTCCATCTTTTGAACGATATCCATTCCTGTGTTAGCCTTGATATCTTCAATTTCTGTTCTTCTTAATGAAGTAGATACTTCAATAGTACCAACAGCAACTGATTTAGTAGATACTTTAGGTCCGATAACACTTGAATAAGTGTCCTCATCTTTCTGACGATTCATCGGGTAATCTCCTGAACTAAGGTTTGATGTCCAGTTAGCTGAGAACCCTGGAAGTTGATCTTCTAGAGCTGAAATTAATTCAATTGTAACTTCTGATGTATATGTATCAACAGTTCCAGCAGTTGCACCACCTATCCAAAGAAGTTGTGATGTCATTGAAGCAGCGCTAGTAAATGTATTCTGCGTTTGATCGAACTGGTATGCATAAGTACCAGTACCGGCTTGTGATCCACCTGGTGTTGAGTTAGCTTGTCTCCAAGCTCTGAACATTGGGAAACCATCGATACGAGAGTATCCAAGAAATTCTAAGGCTCCTTGTAGACCGGTGACTACCCCAGCCGGGTCTATGTCCAACTGTGTTGGAACTGTTGGTGTAATAGTGCTCGATACAAGATGTGAGTTTTTTACGAATAATCTACCACCTTCTAATCCACCTTGTGTTTGTGTAATACCTGGTGCCGACACAAGAGCTGCGTTAATAGCGGCTTTTACAAGTAACATACTACCTGTGTCGCCAACTGCAGATAATTTAAATACTTGTGGTCGTGACATTCCACCAACGTCTGAAAGATCATCATATTGAAAATCAATATAAAGTAAATCGATTTTTGGACCTGGTGTTGGTTTTACAGCGACAAGGTCAAGACCAATTGTCTGAGCTGCGATTTTCATTGCTACTGGAAGTAGGTTCTGTCCTAAATCTCCTGATCCGATGTTACGATCGATTCCGGCTTGTGACCCAAATCCTGCACCACCACCAAGAAGTCCTGGAAGAGTACCTGGTTGAGCTGAAACAAATCCACCCATACCCGCAGTAGTTGCGTTTGCGTAAGCGTTCTCGTTAATTGAGTGAAGTTCAGCGTATTCTGACATCCATTCAATACGATCACCAACAACGCCCATGTTCTCCAATACTGGTGACCATTTCTTAACGGCTTTTTGTTTGTCTATTCTAATGTGTGACATATTTTTTTGTTTTTCTTTTTTTTATCTCCTTTTTGAGATTAGCTTAATTTTCCGAATCTTTCCATTATTGCGCTGTAATCCGTTTCAGATAATTTATCCTCTTGGATAAGAGCATCGTGGGAAACTAATTTCTTAGTAACTGATTCATTTTTCTTGAGATTTCTAGTCATCCAGAAGTGATCAACCTGTTCTTCGGTTCTCAAAATTTCTTCAGGATATAATCTAGCCTGTGATAGGACAGATTTTCTTGAACTCTCGTTCATTTGGTTCCAGATAGCCTTTGTATTTTCTGGCATTAATCTGATTACCTTTTCCTCTAACGTTTCATTCTTACTTGCCAATGCCTCAGAGATTAAACTCAATACGTCTTTCGTTGTAAAGAATGAGCCTTTTTCGTTTATGTAAAGCTTAACAGTTTCTTGTTCCTCATTTGTAAGGGTGTAGTAACTGTCAACCTGAGTTTTGTTTAAGAACCTCAAAAAGTGTAGGTCGGATGTTTCGGATGCTTTTCGTTTTTTAGCTTCCTCAATTAGTTTATCAATAGATGCTGACAACTCTGTATCAGAGTCTCCATCTATTTCTTCTGATGAATCTTCTTCATCGTTATAGTCATTATTTTCAAGTGTTGGACATTCACATGGGTCAAAAACACACTCTAGGCAGCATTTTTCATTTTCAAAGTCACCTCGGTAACGGCCCATTGGCATTTCGTCTAGTGTTGGGTTCTCACCTTCATCACCAAATTCCTCATCATAAAAATCTTCTTTGATAACTTCAAATCCTGCTTCTTCAACAGTAGGAAGTCTAAATGCTTTTCTATTCTCGTTTAGTCTAGCACCGTTTAACTTTTCAGTAATAAGTGACTGATAAGAAACTGATTTGTCAAGATTTTCTGCTAGATATTCAGAATAAGCGATGTTATCATCAAGATTCTCAGCTATGTATTCTGAATAAGCGATATTCCCCTCAACATGCTCAGAAAGATATTCTGAGTAAGCAATTGAATTATCTAAGTGCTCAGCTAGATACTCAGCGTAAGAAATGTTCTTATCTAGGTTTTCTGCAAGGTATTCTGAGTAAGAAATGTTCTTGTCAAGACTTTCTGCAATGTATTCTGAGTAAGAAATGTTCTTATCTAAGTTTTCTGCTAGGTACTCAGCGTAAGAAATGTTCTTATCTAAGTTTTCTGCTAGGTACTCAGCGTAAGAAATGTTCTTATCCAAGTTCTCAGCAAGGTATTCTCCGTAAGAAATGTTCTTGTCAAGATTTTCAGCCAAATACTCAGAGTAATTAACACTCTTCTCAATGTTCTCAGCTAGATAATCATTATGCTTGATCAATCTAGATGTTGTTTCTTTAAGAGATTTGTTCTCTGATACAACAACTTGAATTTTCTCAGCCAAATAGTTAAGATATTTTTCCATCTTAGCGTTTGTTTGGTTCAATTCCTCATAATACTCTAGAAGTTGTTCCATTTTTTTAGGAGCTAAATGACCTTTAGTCACAGCGTTTTTAACCTCTCTCTTAGTTGTTGCTAATTCATTCACCAAATAGTTAGAATAATCAGTCAACTGTGTTTTTGTTACAAAGTCTTTTGCGTTCATATTGAATAGTTCGTTTATTTTTGATTCATCAGTCATTTCATATATTCTAAAGTTAGAATCAGGCTGGTAGCCTAGTGATTCGTTTATTGATTTAACGCTCATCCTGGCTGATGAAAACCCAGGGTCTGCAACTATATCATATGTAAATAATTTCTTAAGTGAAACCGTTCCATCACTCTCCGTAACTCCGGCTGCTCTTGACGAAACAAATATTGGACACCCGTCATTAACAAGTGCCTTAGCTTCTTTTCCCCAATAAGTACTTAGCAAGCTAATTTCACCATCAACTCTATTACCTTCTTTAACATAAGAAGCTGATTTGATGATGTGTGATGATCTGGACAAAGAGGTGTCGAACACATCAGGGTGATCAAACTCTCCGTAAACTACACCCAGATCAGTAATTCTACTGTTTAGTTCTTCTAAACATGGTAAAAACTTAGCTGCGGTATAAACCCTGTCATTTCTGTTCTTAACACCAAACTCTGTAAAGGTTCCACCTAATAGGTATTTATCCTTTGATTTTGATTCATTAACCGACAGGGATTTGTTTGAATTTTCAACTATAAGTACTGACTTCATAAAACTTGTCCATAATTTTTTGTAGTATATATATTGGGTATAAAAAACCATTAAAAAACATAGGTGGATTTTTTACACAAAAACAGAAGTAGGACACGGTGAGTTTGATATATACCATATGATAATAAGTAAAAGTGTAACAGTTAGGATAGGATCATCCAATTTCAGTCACTACCACAAAACATATCCAGATATAAAATGTGGTGAGGAGATACAGGTATCAGTAAATAATCTTACAAAGAATAGTAATGCCAAAATAATTGTTGAATGTGATTCATGTGGAATCGGGAAGGAAATATCACATAAGAACTATGCATCATATGGACACATCAACAGCGAATACACCTGCAGGAGATGTAATCTAAAAAAGAACAATATGGAAAGGTATGGGGTTGAAAATGTATTCCAATTAGACACCATAAAGAATAAGTCTAAGAAAACAAATATGGAGAAATATGGTGTTGAATATATCTCACAATCTACCGAAATACAAAAGTTTATAAAAATGAGAAATATGGAGAGATATGGATCAGAACACCATCTACAAAATAAAGAAATACTAGAAAAACAGATTCAAACAAACATAAACAGATACGGCGTGTCAAATATCTCAAAATTGGACAGTGTTAAAATCAAAAAAATGAAAACATGCTTAGAAAATACAGGATCAAAATATATTTTCCTTGATGAATCATTTCAAAAAAGAATGATAACAAATAATATTAAGAAATATGGCGTTGATAATCTACTAAAGTCTATTGAAATAAGGGATAAAATCAAGGAAACCAATATTGAAAGATACGGAGAGGATAATCCATCAAAAAATGAAAATATTAAGAATAAAATAAAAAAATCAGTACTAAAAACACTACACGAGAAAATACTAAATGGTGGTGAAAATATTATTAGAATAGACTCTACCAATAGGATGTTCAGAATACAATGTGATTATTGTCAAAAGGAATTTGGAATAAGCTACTCGCTATTCTATAAAAGAAGAGAAACAAATACATGCATATGCACTATTTGTAATGAAATTGATAAACATCAATCTGGATTAGAGGTATTGTTACAAAATTTCATAAGCGAGAATTATAACAAAGAAATGCTAACTAATCATAGGATTGGTGGAAAGGAAATGGATGTATACCTGCCAGAAGATAATATAGCATTTGAGCTCAATGGCGTTTATTGGCATAGTGAATTATATAAAGGACGCAATTATCACAAAGACAAGACAGATATTTGCTTAAACAATAACATACAATTAATACATATATGGGAAGATGATTGGATATACAAGAACACTATATTAAAATCAATGATATTAAACAAGATCGGTAATGCCTCTAATAAGATATATGCTCGTAAATGCGATATAAAGGAAATAACAGACAATTATGTTATTAAGAAATTTCTAAATAATAACCACATACAAGGATGGGTTGGATCTACCGTTAAAATAGGATTATATTATAATAAAAAACTTGTTAGTATAATGTGTTTCAAAAAGAACAAGGATATGTATGATCTTAATAGATATTGCAGCATATTGAACACTAGTATTGTTGGAGGAGCCAGCAAATTGCTAAAATATTTTATAAACAATTATTCTAACAATATTGTAACGTTTTCGGATAATTCCTATAGCAATGGTGATTTATATAAAAAGATTGGATTCAAGAAGGAATATAATATAAAACCTGACTACCATTATATAGTATTAGGAATAAGAGAGCATAAATTTAATTTTCGTAACAAAGACACTAAAAATATTCTAAGAATATATGATTCTGGTAAAATAAAATTTAGATATGTCTCATAACAGGAATTAAAAACTATAGGTGGATTTTTTACAAGGAGGGGTCTGTCGAAATGATATATAACTTAAATTGATGACGGTTTTTTATGATTTTGACTAGAGATATAAGCGTTAAGGTGATTGAATCAAATCTCCAATATTTTGAAAATATGGGATATGAGATATCAATTGGTGATATTATTAAAATTCCGATTGAGTTAATATCAAAGGGGTCTCACCACAAAATAAATTGTGAGTGTGACGGATGTGGTATTCAAAAAGAGGTAATATTCAAGAACTATGTTAAGTATGATAACACATGGGGATATTACTATTGCAGAAAATGCTCAGAAAAGAAAAGAAAAGCCTCTTTAAAGAAAAACTTTGGGGTGGAATATCCTATACAGAATAAGGAGATCTATGAAAAGATGAAGAAAACAATCTCTGATAGGAAAAGTGATACACAAACAGTCTATAAAGATAGATAACTATAAGATGTCACACCTACACAGGGTATTGAAAAAATTCAAATGCCAAAAAAACCAAACAGTTTAATTTAAAAATAATACTATGCCCACTCTCTGGATCGTTACTAAACTCATTCTTGTAGTGTTATTGTCTGATCCTCATATAATGATTCATTAAATGGTTTAAATTTTCTTAGGTGTTTCATGTTATTAATTTTATTTATTATATATACAAAAAGTGGCTAAAATTCAAATTCTGCACCACCAGCATCATCTCCACCAGCATCATCTCCACCAGCATCATCTCCACCAGATACACCAGTATCACCACCACCGAAGTCATCACCTCCGCCATCATCTCCACCGAAGTCACCACCGAAGTCACCTCCGCCACCAAGGTCTCCCTCACCTCCTTCACCTTCACCACCTTTATTAGCATCTTTAACCCAATACCTTTTATTCTCTTCCTTCTCAGCTGGTGACAATTTAAGAATTCTATCAACTAGGTACTCTATGTGGAAATATGGCTTATCACCATCTTGTATAGCCTGAAGTGATTGCATTATCTCCGCCTTCTTAGATAGGTTACCCAATTTCTTCCACTCCTCAAATAATTGATTGGATAAGAAGTCAATATCTACCTGATTAAGGAATCTTTCATCCTCTTTCAGCTCCGGGAATTCCACAAGTATTTGTAATTTTAATGGCTTTACTATTATCTCTTTAAACACAGCTCGTAATCTTTGTATAAAATTTCCAAACTTAGCCTCATCTCTTGTTATTTCAGAAGCATCTGAGAATACACTACCACCACCAGAATCATCCTGAAATCTCTGCATCGGAATCTTAGTAGCTCTCTTTAAAATATTGAAAAACCATCTAAGCATTGAATCCTCATTAAGGTCATGACCTTCTGGTGATACAATTTCCATAGTAGGCTGTCCAGCATCACCCTCTGGGAACCAGAACTGCTTATTATATGGTAAATGTTTTGCCCCATTTATTTTTAGTGTTCCAAGTGAATCATCCCATTCTACTTCCTCTGAATAATCCTGTATTAGTTGACCAATCTGTTCTTCAGCTCTTGCTCTACCAAGTCCTTTTGTCGGGATGACAAATTTCTGATAAAGTGTTGCATTTATAATGTTGAACATAATCTTGGTCTGTTCAATAATTTTCAATTGGTTATATGGCTTAATAAGTCCCTCTACATAAGATGTTTCTGAATAATCGTTCTGTGTTGAGTATGATATAAATGTTATCTGTGAGTCAAGTAAGATCCTTCTTAATTGTGGATCTTCTGGATACTGAATCCAAATATGCCCAATAGATGGCTCATATGCTGGAACAAGTGTTTCAGGATACATTCTATTGAAATAGATAATGTTCTTTTTCTTATCATCCCAAACAATCTCCATGGCTATATACCCATCAATAAGGAAGTCACGCATCATATTCCAAGCTGTAATAGAGTCAGAAAATCCCATCTTATTATAGATAACCTCAAAATATTCCAAATATTTATCTTTAATGTCCTGAGTATAGTCGCTTCCTATTGATCTTGGTGTACAGAAGTCGGAATCTGAATAAACAATAGCCTCATCACAAACGGTTGATACAAAATCTCTAATCTCATCTTTAATAGAATATTCTCTCAAAATTCTTCGTTTATCTGGATAGCTTCTATCTAGGTAAGGAATAGATTTTCTGGATAAAACGGAGGCTACCGCCCTTTGCGAAAAAAAATCGTACATCGAATTTCCTTGTTGTGAGAACGGATCTTCGTTCATACCCACACCAACCTGATTTCTCATCACCATATCATCGTAGTTCATACCCCATGAAGATAAGTCTCTTAGTATTCTGCTGAAAAGTCCTTTATTCTCTACAGCAGAATTCATCATTTGAAAATTCCCACCTGCCTCATTCGTTGGATTATAGCTCGCCATAGTTCATGTTATCTTTCTTTATATCTCTATTTATTTTACTACAGAGTGGTTGTATATTTTTATAGTGGTTTAATTTTACCACATCTTCTATATATTCAGCACTTGATACCGGTATAATATGATCTATATCCCACCCAGAGTTGAAACCACCATCATATATTCCTCTATTTTCCCATGTCATCCATGGTTCAAATTTTGATTCTAAATAATCTTTCAATTCCTCAAATGAGCATCCTAATATTTCTTCTGTCCTACCATTTTTTGGATACCCGATATTATAGAATGAATTATTTATCAAATTTCTAATATTAACACGTAATCTATATAATGGATCATTTTTACTACGCTCTAATAATTGTATATTCCGTTTTTCTTTATTATTCCTCTGATATTCTTTTTGATATTCCAATTTAGATTCCCTATTATTAGAATAATATTCAGAGGACCTTTTCTTGATATTATCAGATTTTTTTTTATAATATTCCTTATTGCGAATACCCTTTAACTCTTTGTTACTAGAATACCATAATTTATCTTCCAGACTCTTTTTTTCCTTTCTACTATCCCTATATTCCTTCTGTTTGTCCTTATTTTCCTCCCGATATTTCCTAGAACATTCCTTACAATTGGATCGATGTCCATCCTTGGATGATTTATCCTTATTAAATAAATTCAACTCTTTCCCGAATTTACATTTGCTACACCTCTTCATCCCTCACTGTTTCTTTTTCAAAATATATATACCTCCCGGAAGGTGTCAATTTAGTTCCTATGGTCCCCTTCTTAACCCAGTTACTTAATGTTCTCCGTGTTATCTGGTATTTCTCCATTATATCCTTTGCTTTCATATCACTATATATAAAACCTCTTCTTCCTCTTTTTCTATATTTTTCACTAATAAATAATTGTGAGTAATAAGGATAAAAATATACTAATATATACTCTATGAAGATCCGCAGATAACGATATTATATTTAAAAGTATTGATGATGTTAAAAAATTCCTAACTAATAAAAATAACCAACGACAAAGTGATCTATCAAAGAAAAGCTTAGCATTTAATCATGGCGATACCTTTGGTGATTACAAATCTTCAATTATTAGCATAAAATCCATTAGTATATTATTACCTATGATTTAATTCTTTCCATATTTTTCAAAGTTTTTCTGTAACCTAGATATGTGGTCACCAAGAGCATCATATTTCTCAGATACTTCAGATTTTATATCATAAAAATCAGCCAATAATGTTTGCGTCATCTCTTTATGTCTCTGTTGCTTTGTTTCTATCTTCTTAGTCCATATATCCATCAATTTTCTAGGATCGTATGTATTCTTTGGATGTGATGAGTACAGAAACCTAGGTAAATATTCAAGATTTATTCGATGTACCATTTTTACCTGAGCAACATTATATTCGACAATAGAATATTCAAATCCATATCTTATTAATGCTCCATATACCCCCTGAAAATCCACCTTTAATGTTTTATTCTTTTCAAAGTCGTCTTCTACAATATACTTATCAAAAATAGCGCTTCTTAACTCTAATGGGATGAAATTGAAATTAACACCGAGTATCACTATAATATTTCCAATCTTTCGATAATCAGCACAGAATATTGGTGAATATTTCATCCAATTTGAATCGTCTAGATAAAAAATATTATAAAAACACCCAACCTGTATATCTTGCTTATTTATAGCCTCAACCATATCATCAGATTTTGAATATTTATCATACATATGTAATGTATTTTTCTTATAATAATCTACAATATCTTTTCCGAAAACTGCCATACTTAACTTAACCCTTTCTTCTAATGCTCCCATATATTATTATCTAAAATTTTATACACATTATCTGAATCATAATAAGGCATTCTTATTAATTTTATACTCTTATCTATACAATACTGATCTTTTATACCATCCCTTATCTTGGTCTCATTATATACTGGTATCCCACCAAAGAAATCGATTGGTTTAAAGTGCTGCTTTCCGTCAAATTCGATACATATATTATGACTTGGTAGGTAAAAATCAAATACTAAATTATTTATAAATAAACACCCGTCAAATTTTTTCTGCGGCTCAAATTCAATAGAATTATCACTTAAATAATTAAGTATTTTTAACTCACCTTTACTACAAGAACATGATGGACAACCAACACCAAGTATATGATCATTTGGCTTCTGTAAAAAATACCCATGTGTTGGACATATTATCCTGACCTTTATCTTATCTGATATATATTCAACATCCGAATAATCGTATCGATTCCTATGACTATCAACTGATTTATCAATAAATATGTTTTTATTAACTCTTCTTCTTTCAGATTTAGAACATTTCACGCAACCTACTTTAAGGTGATTTACAGGTGTTGATAAAAACTCACCATGGGTTGGGCATATTATTCTGACCTTACTTTTTCTATTTTTATATCTAACCAGTGAATAATCATATTTATTTCCAAATTTTATACTTACTTTTTCAAAAAACTCTTTATCCTTTCGCTGATAAACAGATACATTATATGATGAGCACTTCTTACATATATGCCCATTAAGGTGATTTAACGGTGTTTGCTCAAACACACCATGTATCTGACAAATTATCTTAACCTTTGTCATACAATTATTATAGTCAACAAGTGAATAATCATATTTATTATTATGTATTTTACTAGATCTATCCATAAATTGGCCTATTGATAACTGAATTGGCATATCATATATATTAAAATATTCATCCTCTTAATGAATCACATACTGAAGTGCTCCCATATAGATATATATTACATGATCAATAGCAAGCCGAATAATAAAAACTACCACCAAGGCAATTACACACCAGTTAATAAAGATAAAATATTAAAATTGAATAGTGAGGATGGGGTATACTATAGATCCGGATTGGAGCTCAAATTTATGACATGGTTAGATCGTAGCGATAAAATTAAAAGGTGGGGATCAGAGTGTTTAAAAATCCCATACCAACTAACACATTATGAAAAAAATGGAGATATTAACCTTAAAAGCCATATATATTACCCAGATTATTACTATGAAATAGATAACAATGGAATATTTAAAAAGGTTGTGGTCGAGGTTAAACCAATGAAAGAATATGAAGATGTTATATTATTGGAGAAAAAAATGTTTAAGATCCCAAAAGATGTCACTATTAAGAAACTAAACAGCCTGGAATATCGATTAAAGATGGCGCAAAAAAATCTAAGAAAATGGGAAAGTATGATAAAATTCTGTGATTTAAAGGGATTTGACTTTATAGTTATAACTGAGAACCACTTTAAAAGTTAAAATTACTCTTAGTATTTAATTCTATCATCCGGATATGGATCATTATTAGATTCTAATTCGTATTTCGATTTAGCCTCTCTCAATACATGTGACCAGCCCTTCATATGTTTAAACTCATAACTCTCTATATCATAGTATACCTTGAAAGCATATTTAGGTCGTGATGATGTCCTAGTTTTCAACCAGAGGAATCCATACCTTTTGGTATATTCTTCATATCCATCAAAAAATTTTGTACCGAAGATTGGACTTGAGTGTATATCATCACCATAAATATACCCAATCAAATACCTATATGTATCACCATCAATTAATATCTCTTTCATTACTTAAAAAATCTTTATATACTGATTCTATACCATTTCTCAAAGAAGTTTTATGTTTCCAGCCCAAATTATGAACCTTTGAAACATCCAATAACTTTCTAGGTGTTCCATCTGGCTTACTACTATCAAATTCTATATCACATTTATATCCAATGATATCCTGTATTAGATACACAAGATCTCTTATTGATAGATCTTCGCCAGTTCCAATATTCACAATTCCATCACCATCATAATTCTCAAAAAGGTGTATACAAGCCTCAGCTAGATCATCAACAAGTAAAAATTCTCTCATAGGATTACCAGATCCCCATACAACAACACTCTTATCATTATTCATTTTAGCCTGGTGTATTTTACGAATAAGAGCTGGTAAAACATGTGATGATCCAAGATCATAATCATCACCAACACCATATATATTTGTTGGCATAACAGATATAAAATTAGTACCATATTGCTGGTTAAATGACTGACACATATTTATACCGGATAATTTAGCCAAAGCGTATGCATCATTAGTTTCCTCAAGAGGACCAGTCATCATATATTCCTCTTTTATTGGCTGAGGACACATTTTCGGATAAATACAAGAAGATCCTAGAAAAAGTAGTTTTTCAACACCGTTTTTATAGGAAGCATTTATAACATTTGATTGAATCATTATATTTTTATAAATAAAATCACCCTTCTTTGTGTTATTATAGTTTATACCACCAACATAAGCAGCCGCCAAGAAAACAAAAACAGGTTTATATTCTTTGAAGTATTCATCAACCCTTGATTGATTAGTTAGGTCTAAATCAAAACTTGTGGGTGATATTATATTATTGAATCCTTTAGATTCTAATTCTCGTATTATAGCAGATCCAACCATACCACGACCACCACACACCAATATCTTGGAATAAGGTTTAATTCTAACCATTATTGTAATATTTTTAACTCTCTTAAAACACTATTATAATCCTCATCAACCATTTCTTTACATAATGATTCAAGGTCATATTCTGGCTCCCATCCAAGAATAGTTCTTGCTTTAGTAGAATCTCCTAATAATTGATCAACCTCTGTCGGTCTAAAGTATTCCTCATCTACCTCTATTAATGTACCACCGGTATCAATATCAATACCCCTCTCAAAAAGACCATTACCCTCCCAAGATATAATTATACCAAGTTGTTTAAAAACCATCTCAATAAATTCTCTAACAGATACCATTTTACCAGTTGATAAAACAAAATCATCTGGCTTATCTTGTTGCAACATAAGCCACATTCCACGGACATAATCCTTAGCATGTCCCCAATCTCTCTTAGCGTCTAGATTCCCAACATATAATTTCTCTTGAAGACCAACTTTAATACGTGATGCCGCCATTGTTATCTTACGAGTAACGAATGTTTCACCCCTTACTGGACTTTCGTGGTTGAAAAGTATTCCCGAACAAGCATATATACCATAAGCCTCTCGGTAATTAATAGTTATCCAGTGTGAATATAGTTTGGCAACTCCGTATGGACTTCTTGGATAAAATGGGGTTTTTTCGTTTTGTGGAATCTCTTGCACAAGTCCAAACATTTCAGATGTTGAAGCTTGGTAAAATTTTGTCTTTTTTGTTAATTTAAGTATACGAATAGCCTCCAATATTCTTAATGTGCCAATAGCATCAGCATTTGCTGTGTATTCAGGAGTTTCAAATGAAACCTTAACATGTGACTGGGCGGCTAAGTTGTATATCTCATCCGGCTGAACCTCTTGTATAATACTTATAAGGTTTGTAGAATCTGTCATATCACCATAGTGAAGGTGAAATGTTCCATCATCCTTTGTCTTTTCAAAAATATTATCTATCCTATCGGTATTAAATGAAGAACTTCTTCTTTTAATACCATGCACAATATACCCCTTCTCTAATAATAATTCTGCTAGATATTTCCCATCTTGTCCAGTTATTCCAGTGATCAATGCCGTTTTTCCCATAAGAGTTTTATACAACAGGATAATTAAAGTTTATTTAAAAAAATTAGTCTTAGATAAAAGTCAACAAATCGATATACTATATACCCATTTTTTCTGACCACTTGAATATATCCTATAATATCCACGGCTATGCATTATCTCAACCTCTGTCATATTTTTATCAAATCCATCATTCACCAATTTTCTCTTAGAAAAGTTATATCTATGCTTTCGCACACCATCAACTACCCAGAAATAATTTGGATCGGATAATGATATATCGTCAAATCCCAATCTACTATATAACGATCCACTGAATAATGAGATATCCTCATAGGATGTAATATTTTGCCCATCATAATGATTATTAAGAAAAAAATTAAATAATTTAGATGCTGATCCCATAATAGAATGGTGTTTCTTATTGCAAAATCTTATCAGTTCATATTCCTTTTTATTATTTGTCCTTCTCCATCCAAATGTCATTAAGCTAACCAATGTGCCTGATGAATAAAGTCCAATAGCTATAGAACAACTGGAGAATCCCTGTATATGGTTCTCATCAAGAAATTGTCTATATTCCTTAGCACCAACAATGTCTATTGAACATTTTCTAGCTCCTATCTTTTTATCAACCACACCCATTCTGTTTTTTATTATAGATTTGACAATATCTCTCTTATGTTGCCAATCATCCTCCCATATATGCAAAAGATCTATACCCGATTTCTTACATTGCATTGTTTTATCTAAATGATAATTGGATGGTTTGAATATCTCAGAATGCCAATATATACCGTTGACCTCAATACCAATATTGTGATCTGGTAAATATATATCTATTTCCCCCTTTATTAGGTCTTTGCGATTCCTTTCACAATTAATACACATCTCTTTAATGAAATTATATATTTCCGATTCTATAAAAGAATATTGAACACCAACTGGATTACATTCTACACAAATACACTTACCCATAGTATATCTTGCTGATAATAACCCTTTACTTATTGAAAATTCCTTATTACATTCTATATGTAATATCTTAAATTCCTCATTGTGATAAGATACTGTATCATATTTCTCTGAAATCAATTCAGAATATTTAATATGTGTTTTTCTTTCCTTAGATATTTTTGACCTAGTTTTAAAAAACTCATTTTTAGATGGATGACCACCCCATATGATATCATTTGTATTAATACACCGTTGCTTATACTCATCGGTTTTAGAATAGTGATTGACTCCATATTTTTCCATAGATATTTCTTCGGACCTTTTTTTCCAATCCTTTGTTTTGGAATACCAATCTTTCCCCCAATTTTCAAAAAATGTCTTTCGTGATTTTCCAATAACATCTTTAGACTGCATTGGATATTCAACCCCAAGATTCTTTAAATTTGTTTTTTTGGAAGATTCCTTAAATTCATCAACTTGAAATGTATTGGTTTTCCCATACCTATCCATGCATGTTTTTTTATACTTTATCTTATATTCATCGGTTTTAGAATAATGATCGACTCCGTATTTATCTAATATAGATTTTTTTAATTTTTTCTTTACTTTATCACTCTTCATGGGATTGTTAACCCCGTACCTATCAATACATGTCTGTTTAGCCACTTCTTTATTACACAGATTGCAATAATATTTATCCACGACACCATTTGTATAATTCCAATAATCCTTAAAACAATTATTCGATTCGTTTCCACATATATCACATATTGATGTGATCTTAGTAGAACATCCTTTACTAAGGTGTAATACATTAACACTAAACGTGCTCCCAATTATAACATTATATCCAAGATTTTCGTAATATTTTTTATTACGAGGATGTCCCTTTAACAAAATAAACTTTTCCTTTATCATTAACTCTATATATTATATAAAGAGTTCTCCCCTAGGGGTTTATAAAGAATGTAATCCCATTCCATCATTTGATCCTTCCAATGATATTAACTTAATTCCGTTCTCAGAATCTCCCTTTTTTTTATAAAGTTGGTTGAATCCCTTGGCCAGCCCTCGCTTAAAAACCTCAGTAAAATATGCAAAGGCATTAACTGATTTTGATTCATTAAAATTGTACCAGTTCTGGTACATATCCAGAAGACCAGATTGATAACAATCCATTTTATCATCATAATTATAGTATTTCATCTTCTTTATTGTCTCATTACCCAATATTTCAAGCATTCTTTCAGCTCTTCTTGTCAACTTACCCTGAGCTTTTGATACAATGATCTCACAATACAGTTCTTTATTACTTAAATACATATTTAAAGCATTATTTTATATCCTTTCGGTTTACACGCTTTCATGTTATAGTAAATCATTTTTTATTTGTTTAAAAAACCTTTGAGTTTTCCACCTTTTTTATGTAATTATATATTAAAAAGAAACACCATACTTTTTTAGGGTATGGTGTCGGTCATAGAATACTATTCTATGAGTGGTTAAAATTGTGGAACATCAGAAGCTTTGAAATCCTTACCACAGAATTCATCCATGGCCTTAACAAATAGATTAGCGGTTTTTCTATCAACCTCGTAGTTAATACTATTATCACTTGTTATAGACAAGCTACCACCGGATGTACTAACCCTTAGAATTAACAATACTCTTGTATTATCCGTTTCAAATGACACCCATCCATCATTATCAGAATTCACAACTGATATATTATCATTCTTGACATCATTTGATCCCTTGGATTTGTACCTAATAGTGACTCCAAGGTATTGTCTATATTTTAGACCTTTAGCGGTGTTAGATATTTCCCTACCTCTCGTATCTCCTCTGATTCTACCAGATCTCTCAACACTATCATATGTCGATGGTGATAGCTCTTCGTTAAATCTACTAATATGTTTCATATTTACATGTATCTTTTTAAAATCTTGTAACTTCTTGGAATTTAACCTCTTTTATTGCTAAGATTTCACTATCAAGATTTTCCTTTCTCTTCTGTAGGTTTCTAAGAGCGCTATTAAGAACATTAGTCCCACCTATCAATTGAATAGATCCTTTAATCTTAGAGATATTAAAATTAACATCTTCCAATTTTAGAGTGATTTCTCTTTCTTTGTCCTCCAATCTTCTTCTTGACATTGTTTCCTTACCCATCTTATCTTCAAAGAAATAAGTAAGATCACAATTTAATTCATTTTTTACCTCATTAACAAGTTCTATTGCCGAATCATATTTAAAGAATGAATGTCCGTATCTTTCATCACATCTGTATAGGAAAATATTATCCTTGAAATTAAAAGCGAAAACTTCTAGTGTTGGATTGATAAGATTGCTAACTCTCTTAACAACATCTAATTCAACAAATGAGTCCATGTTGTTGGAAACTTCCAAAATAATTGGATAAAAATTCTTATTTACAATAGGAATAACTGGTGATGAGAAAACGCTCTCTAATGTCGATTCACCGTTAAGCTCATCCTCATTAATAAAAAGTCCTTTCTTTTCTACACCAATACCAATAGTCAAATATTCAGAAATTCTGAAATCGATTCTTGATTCTGAAACATTGCAAAATTGCAATGCTGTTTCTAGCGTTCTAAGTGTTCTTAGCTTATTGTCATCCTTTACATGTGCCTCTAAAAGAGTTTTCTCAATGGTACCCTCTGATAATAGGAACCAAGAATCTTGAATAAATGCCAAGTGTCCTTCCTCAACCTGCTCAACTATTGTATAAACAGGCTCTACTCTACCACCGCTCAAAAGATTAGTCTTTTGCTCTGGAGAATCGGTAAGATTATGAACGAACAACCTTATTTCAGGAACCCAATCATAGACAGCTAATTCGTTAAGAATCTTAGACATTCTATCTTGATCAGTTTCAAGATTAATAGTCTGTAATAAAACATTCAATGGATGTCGATAAACCTCACCTTGGTTTTTTGAATTTATAACATTATACAAGTTTTTCAATTCGTATAACAATTCATATTGTATGTAATCATCATTCAAACCCTCAAGAAGGGATTTTACTCCTGAATCGTACATAAACGGCTTTAATTTACCATTTAATGAGCTAATAACATTCTTTTCTTCGTTATCCGAAAAGTTCATGTGTCCCTCAATGATATAGGCTATTTCCGATCTGTCGAAGTTTAAGCCCTTTTTAAAGTTGAAAAGTTCAAGTTTAAGGTTTTTCATACTAAAAATTTATTTTTTTATATAGAGTATATATTATCATAAAAAAACCACTTTTTTCTAAAATAATTTTAATCGGTTGTATCAGAATCCGGCCTGGTACTATTACCACTTTTATTCCTAAGCGCTATAATATTATTATACCATCGTGTCCTATATGGATGAACGCTCTGATCTTCGATAAATGCTGGATAATATGTTTGAACCGATAGACTAAGAGTTAGTTTAATATTATTATCACTTGATAAGTTCTTTTCCCTAACTATTTCAACACTGGTGTCATCTGGTACTAATAAGAAGGCATCTATATTCATATAATTATATTCAAAAAACATAAATTTATATAACCAAAGTGTATTCAATATTGATTGTGAACATTTGAACACATCAATTTCTGTTTTCAATAATATTGATAACTCATAATTAACTGTTACTGGAATCGCCCTAACTTTTCTAAGAACTGTCTTTAAATTTTTCTTCTCTTCTGATATATCTCTTAACCAAACATTTGGGTTACGAAACTCATCAGATCTAACTGCCCAATTAGTCAGTGTTATATGACCCCTTGGTATAATATCAGTATTTAACTCGACAAATCTATTATTGGAGACAACATCATCTTGGAAGCTATCTAATAAAAATCTTTCGTCTCCGCTGAGTGAATAATAAAATGGGACATTAACCTCAACATCTCCTGATGAAAATTTATTTATCCATTTTACCCTACCTTCTAATGTATCTAGTACGGTGAGTGTTAAGTCCCTAAGAAATGTTTCACTATAATTAAACCTTTCACCTATCATAAATTCTCCTGATTGCTTTTATCTAAACCTTCCAATAACATAATACTATATATTAAACAAGTAAAACTCTTAAAATGTCAATATCACAATTATTACTATGGGAAAGATCCAGACCTAAGACACTAGAAGACATAGTTCTACCAGAAAGGATAAGAAATCACTTCAAAGATGGTGAAGTAACACAGAATTACATATTCCACGGAAATTATGGAACTGGTAAAACATCACTTGCTCAGATATTGATAGGCAAATATTCAAAGGACAAACCATTTTTAGAAATAAACACCTCACTTTACACATCTATTAATGTGTTAAGAGAAGAAGTTGATAAATTCTGTAAAATTGTACCAATGCTAGAATCATCAGGTTCAACAAAATATGTTTTTCTTGACGAATTTGACAGGGCATCTGCTGAATACCAAGATGGCTTAAAAGCATTTATCGAGCATTATAAAAATGTTAGATTTATTCTAGTAACCAATCACTTTAATAGAATAACTGATGGTATTAAATCAAGATTCGCTGAATTGAACTTTAATCCACAAAATGCCGATGAGATAAAATCTATGAAGATTGGCATTTATAAAAGAATGAGAGATATCGCTGAAAAAGAAGAAATAGAAGTTGATAAGGAAACATTAACAGGAATTGTAAACAAAAAATATCCAGATAACCGGGAGATGTTCAAACAATTGGAAATTCTGAAACTCGGCAATGTTGATGATGGTATGGTCAAGATAGACAATAAGTTAAAAACGGAATTATATAAACTAATATATGATGCAAATATTGATTATCCAACAACTTATAACTTTCTAATGAATTCATTTGGACCAGAAAGAATTGATGAATTATTCAATATCCTAGGAAGGCCATTTATCGAAATATCAATATCACAGAAAAAGGATGTCGATAAATTATTTGAATGTAATAATATAATATCTGATTATAGGGATAAACTGGACACTAAGACAGATCCAATTGTTTTGGGCATGACGATTATAGGGAAGTTTAAGAAATTATTGAATTAATTTTATTTGGTGAATATAGGATTTTGTAATTTACTAACAACAACATCTGATCCAACATACTTTAAAGACGCTACCAGCACTGTGTATTGACCAGGATTTAGGCTAATTTTACCATTCCTATTTCTATAAACAATAGATTTTAATAGATGTGTATCATATGCATTTCTATAAACTCCTGATATCAAAACCTCTTCTATTGCCTCTATATCAAATTCATCTACTTCAAACTCTAACTCTCTGTATTGACCAATATATAACCTAAGCCCCTTAAACATATGGTTATTATCAATAAACGCTAAACCTGTCTTGCCGGATTTTTTTGATAATTTTCGCAATATATCATCACAATCCATATTATAATCACCAACATTCATTTTACCACGATAAAGTTCTATATCCCAGAAGCAATTAAATTGGTTATTGTTTACCACCTGTGCCACACAAGCATCAACCCCACCGCCATCATTCACTAATATAATACAGATATCATATAACTCCCTAGCGGTAAGCCCAGAAGGTGATGGATCAAGCGACTCGTTAATTAGAAATCTTTCATAGAATTCTTTATCTACTATATGTTTTTTCTTATATTCTTTATGTTTCACCATCTCCCCCGTTTTTTTATTATAGAATTTTATATCTGATTTATCATATGATGTATGGTTAAATGTTATCTCCTCATCACTATCTAATCTTATTCCCATTTTATTAGTCTTTAACCTAACCACTTTAGCATTCTTATATTCACCATCAACTCTACCACCACAATATGATACCATATCAACATATAATAGCCTTTATCAACCAAGTCATTCAACTTATCCAGATCACTTAATCTAGGATCATTTCTCAATGATGTCATATTTTCTTCAATATATGATCTATTGAGATCATATCTATTTTTCACATTCTCCTCAGTATCATTAAGAGGATATGACATTAAAATGTCAAAGTTATCACCATTCCATACACCAACTGACCAGTGTGTGTTATCACTAACCGATTTGGATGTATTGGCATGTAATTTACCATTTGATTTGAAATTACAATGATCACTCATTCGGTATGTACCATCCAATGTTTTACCCCAATCCTTATCCTTACTATAATAAGAATGACTCCATGGACTCTTAGAGAAATAATTACCAAACTTTTTCATCATGAAGTCAACTATTCTACAATCAACACTCTTTGGTAAAAGACCAAATAATTGCATTTTAGGACGAGGACCTTTTTTAATAGATTCAATTAACTGGTGCTTTAACATTTAATATATATTAAATGGGAGAATTTGATTTTAGAGATCTATACATAGGATACGAAGGACATCCAAGGTTCCAAGTAAACAGGATTATAACTGATGATGCTATTCGAGTTATAGTACAGAAGTACGAAATGATATTATTCACTAATAAAGGTGAATTATTAGGAGATCCTGAATTTGGATGTGATTTACAAATACTTCTACACCAAACCAAAGTATCTGCTAAAGCAACAAAAGCTATAATCAACGAACAAATTGATGAGTATATTTCAGAATTGAATGGTACATCATACCAATTAGATGTTACCTTCCAACAAGATGTTGAAAACTATCAAGATATTATGGTAGTTGACTTCAAAGTAAGGGATATCGAAATACAAGCTGTTATCGTTTAAACATAAGTGGTTCCTAAAGTAGCATCAATATATTGCTTACTTGTTAAGTTACTAAATGCTTCTAATTCCTGTATATCCAGTATTCCTCTTATCTCATAATTTTTCTTATCACGATATGTTGCCCCATATCCATTTTCTGAAGTAACTTCAATAACAAGGTATGGATCAATATTAGAATCTATTGTAAAATTATATGGTTTAAGATCCGAAATTCTTCTCCTTTCCGTTATATGTTGTATAGGGGTCATGTCATATTCCCTCCATTCAGTAATATCTACCCAATTTGAAGCAGTTGTTCCACTATCAAAAGATGGATTCACAAAAGAGGCTGTTGCTGTCGATACGGTTACACCCCAAGCACTGTAAGCATAATAATCCCTATCCTCTTTAACAATATCACCAAGATTATAGAATGTACCAGATTTCCAAGTTGATATATTTTGATATTTTCTTGGATTATTAGCCTTATTAGTGGGTATCATTGACTCATATAATTTATCCAAATAAACTATTTTCTCACCAATACCATATGTTTTCAAAGCATACCACTCACGATATATTTCATAAGTAGATATATCAACAGTATAATAATCTGGATTATATGAATATGTTCCATATAGATAAAAATCTAATACACAGTTATAAACTGTTGATCCATTATTAACAGGCATCAAATAGGTTTCATTCAACTTAAATGAGACCGGGTTTAGATTCTCACTAATTTTAATTATCTGTATTTCCTTAACACTATGTGATATTGTATTAACTCCAACAAAATCAGCTCTGCCAGTAATATCCAATATTTTATGTGTTATAGGTATAATATTAGATTGTAACCAATACTTTAAACCTTGTAATTTTGTCTGTATTTCCTGTAAAGTATAATTAAGTACATTATTACCCTCTCTATCAGTTATCCTATATGTCAAATTAAATAAGTTAGTCTCCTCATAACTCTTATTAGGGAATGTGTGTTTTATAAAATCATTCTCTGTCCAACCCTCCACACTATTATCAAATATATCAGGTATTTCAACCTTGTATAATTTATCATAACTTTCTGATAAAATATCCACATTCCTATAATATTCATAAAGCTCAAGATCGTTATATCCAAAATGGTTAATAGCGTTTATAATAGACTTATATGATCCTATATAGGGGTATATCATACTTCTCATAAGTATCATCTCCTTTCTCTTACTATTTAGGTATGTCCAATCAATACCCTCTTCTTTTATATCATATTCTTTATAGATATAAACATCATCGGATGATATTAATTTACCAGTATTACCAAGTTCAATTTTATATCTTATATCTTCTATTTCTGTCTGTCCAAAAACATTAAACCTACCTATCTCACGGTCCCACACCTTTAACCTAACAGACAAATAGGTAGTTGATCCATCTGATGGATAGTCACTAACAATGGATGTCTCAGGTGACAAAACATCAACTGATTTAAAGTAGTCAAATGTTATCTCTCTTGAGTAAACATTTCTTATTTTTAATAAGTACCCATTATTATTTGAGATATACTGATTCCTTGAGTTAGTAATATCTGTTATAAACATAGCTACATGTTGGCCAGGTTTAAACCCTCTTGGTAATCCATCACTATCTGTTAGGAATATATCAGTTGATAATGGGGCTAATGATATCTTACCATATCTATCTCCTGTAATCGGGTCATCGATATGATCAATGGATATTATATTACTAACATCTTTTGTCACATCAATTGTGTAATCTACATTTTCTTCTTGGTATAATTGTAATATACTCCTCAAGGCTCCCTCCTCAACTGAATTAAACCCAATAAATGTTTCGATTGGTTCTGGCACAATTGAATAATCATCCTCATCATCAACCTTAGCAAGTATATGATCAATTCTACCAAATACAGTCTGTTGATACTCAGGTGATTTTACTTTATCCATATCCCTATTAGCTGTCAAATTAAGCCTTACTGTCTCCAATGGCTTATCCCCAGTGTATGATAGGACGCTAGATGTTGGTAACATATTACCAGAGAAATCATAGAGGAAGAATTCCGGCACATTACCAGAAAACCATTTCCAGTAAAGATTTACATCAACATCATCATTGAAATTAGCCCTCGGTCTTCTTATATAGTCCCTTGTATGCAACCATAGGTAGTTTCTCTCAATATAATCCGATGCCAATGTCCCATAATTACTCTCTGTTATAGAAATAGGTGGGCCAGAAGGAACTGTGATTATTGATAATGTTATAGATGATACAACCTCAATTAATCTTTTTAGTGTAGGTTGTATAAACCACATACTATTTCTATCAGGATCCCATGTTAATTTTGTCGTATTTTCACCAACATTCAATAGAACTTGCTCATTAAAATCACCGGTATTACTATTATAGATATCAATAGAAGCTGATAACGGGTCCTGATTAGAAATATAAACCTGTCCATCATAATAATTAATTAATTGATAACCATAAGCAGTGGTAACCTCATTGTATTTATAAGTGTCATCTGAAATATCTAAAGCGGAAAACAAAGGATTATCATTAGATATGTTAATAGAATCTATAGTATTATTAAAGATCATATCATTAAAACCACCAGTCAATACAAGTGGTATTGGAGTTACAGAGTTATTATCAATCTTATAGAGATTAACTGATCCATATACATATACCGATTCGTTCACACGATCATAAACCAATTTATCATTGGTTAGACCAGCAATAGTATATGTCGATTGAATGGATCTAGATGATCCATTTATTCTATTAACATCTGTACCATTTCTTCTAGCAACATACATATCTTTTTCAAAATCATTAAAAACAAGATTATAAGAAGATCCGGATATTGTCTGAACCAATACAGCATTATTATAAATTAAAACAGACGAATCTGTTGTAACATAAACATCACCATTATCAGTATTATAATCAAATGCATATGCATTTGAATGTGATGCACTAGAAACTAAATTATTAGTGAATGGATCTATCTGGTATATACCATTTAATGAGAGAGCGTATACATAGCTATCAACATCGTTAAATAATATCGAAATACTACTAGTGTTGCCATTTAAATCAATAGAATCGGTATATGAAGCGTTAATAGCATCATAAACAATAACATTATTATCCAAAACCATTATAGTATTGGATAGTTGAATATATTTAATATCTACCATACTAGCGGTGCTAGCAACATATGAAGAGATATTATAAGTATTAACACTATATGTTATAGAATTTATATATGTTGTAGTAAAGGATCCACCGAACTGTAATGAATTAAACATCCCCAACCCGGATGAAGTAGCGGACACACAAGCAGTCGCCCCAAACCCACCATTAAAAGCAATTGTTAAGAACGGGGAAACATTACACAATGAAGATGTTGATCCCCAAAAAGGACCTTCGTAACTTAAATTAATTACTTCTGGCTCTAGATATAGTGAATTATATTCAACATTTTGTAATGGATAAACGGTGCCATTTATACCAACAACCATTCCGGTAGCAAATCCAGCATTTTCCAAGGATTGGTACTGTGATTGTGTTGCCGAAGCGGTTCCTAACAATATCTCATTCGATGTTATCAAAGCACCATGGTTTCCAGTAAATTTTTTAGATAGTTTATAATTGAAATCTCCTGGTAATGTTGAAAGTCCAGGACTTACAACAATATCACACCTCTGCCTCTGTGATTTTACCCTAAATTCTAATGTAGATGCGGCATTTTTAACATATATCCCATAATTATCTAAAATATCATAATAATTATCTACCCAATTTTGCAATGTTTGAGATATATCAGGAGTCAAATGTGATATACCATAAGATCTATTGTTTACTTGTATATTGATATAGTTACCAATTCCAGGAACAACACCCTCGTTAGAGGGATCATAGAAGGTCAAATATGAATGTTCGATATAAAAATCTGCTGTTGATCCAACCTTCACATTGAACTCAAGTGGTATATTTGGATATTGAGTTGCTAAATTTATAGAGTTATAATAAGGTGATACCGATCCTATTGTTTGAAGTGTTGGTATAATACCCAATAATATAAGACCGACAGCATTATTAGAATACCAATTCCGTAGTGTCTTATGCATGCTTCTTTCCATATCAACAACTCCTGAGGAGTATAAAAATTCTACCTCTTCTTGGTATACTTCCTTGTTTATAGTAACAATTATACCATATTCATCAATATCAGTGAATACTACATTATAATCAAAGTTCTCACTTATATCATAGTTAAATTCCCTAACAATGCTTTCCTCAATTTCTATAGCGTTCTCATATATCTTATTCGTTGATCCAACCGCTGTCCCTGGCAATGCGGTTGTGTAAAAATTGACCATTGCATATTGTGTAGGGTAAATTAAATCCGCTACCAATCTACTGTTATTAATATCATAGTATATGTCTATATTCAGTGATGATAAATCCTCTTTGAATCTATCAGCTGCTGATGCCAGTGTTACTGCTGATGAAAATGTATATGATTGTGAAAAATATAAATGATCATTTGTTAGATATATATCACCCTGTAACAAAGTTTCATTAACAGGTGTCTGAGCAAGTGGCAAATATGTAGGGTCTCCCCAAAATGTTGCGCTATCTGGGTTAGTAGATGATGTAGCATACCATGTGTGTGACAAAACACACTCACTTATTTGATTATTCCACATAACTTGGTCACCGATAACATAGTTAATTAAGTTAGCATTTCCCGTAAAGTTTGAAACATTATCAACGGTGAAGAATTGTGTATTCAATACAGAATTTATCACTTTGAACTGTATTCCTGGCTTTAATAATGTTGGTATGTCCGATGTGAATATTAATTTATCAGATGCGCCTACAAATTGAACACCTCCTTGGTAAACCATTGGTAAATCGGTCCTTGTGATAACCTCAATCTCAACATCCTGGTTCACACCAACAGATAACTCGTTTAGATAGTACTCAAAATGAACTATGTCCAATATATCCGGATTCTCAATAGTAACAACCTCTACATCTTCATAATTACCACCTGGTTTGTATTCATCATTCTTGGATGTATTAACTATATTCAACTTTCTACCAGTGTACAATACATCATAAAATCCAGGCTCATTCCAATCTGGTGATAAATTATCAACAAATGTAGTTGAGTCAACATAATTATATATACCAATAACATCCATAGAGGAAACTGTTTGATTAACATAAGATGATGCTAAACCCCAAGGATAAGCAAAATTAAATGTCTGATTATCAACAAATGTTATTATCATTATAGCTCCTCTTTTAGTTGAAATAACAACATATGTCTGGTCAGTATTAGTAAACTCAAATATATTTGAGTTAAATCTAAAAACTGTACCAATTGGGAACTTTCTATGGAATTCATCACCATATACCCATTTAGAATAATAGTCTGGTTCTTGGTTAACAGGTTCAATACTAATTATTGATTGTATAAAATATTTAGAATTGTAGAAATTAATACCAAACTCATTAAATAGTTGAAACTTTCTAATAGTAAGATCTGGTGGATTGTCATACTCAAAAGCATCTAACTTCTGAAACATATAAATAGCCTGTGTCTTATAAGTATCACTAGAATTCTCGTGAAATATAACATCACCCTCATATCTTCCAATAGTAGAGTTATAATTGTAATTTAGTGAGTGTCCTTCCTTGTCGAAGAATATAAGTGAATCATCAAGCATTGTAATTATTTCCTTTTTTTAGATTATCCTCGGCCCATAAAGGTTGTAAATTATCCAAGGAATTGATAACACTTATTTTATCCGATTCTTGAAAACTAGATATTGGTCTTATATGATCAATATGCCAATCACCATAATTATCCCAAGACATACCATCAATAAACAAACCTTCTAAATGATTCCTTAATTGACCAGGTGAATATCCTAAAAGATTGTTGGTTGTGTTCTTTTTATCGGTACCAATATGCGCTAATGACCTCTTTACTATATTTCTACAAAAAATATAATGTGGGTTATTCGATCCCCATATTCTAATATAATTTCTTCTCTTTAGGAGAAAATCACTATCATTCTTAATATCATTATAATATATATTTCTTTTTTCTAGAATACTATCTTTATTATCGTGGTAATAATTACTAGACCTTTCTATAACGCTTTCAATATTATCATTATACCAACCCTTTCTATACTCTAATAGCCTATCTTTGTTATTCTCATAATACCTGGTTTGGTATTCTGGATTCTCATCTACCCATTTAGATCGGTATGATTTCATCTTTTCTTTGTTTGATTTCCTCCATTTCGCGCTAGCAATATTTTTACATTCTTTACAACTCGAAGAGTATTTACCGTTTCGAATTGAGAAAATGGAAAATTCTTTAACACATTTACATTTACTACACTGTTTAGACATTAATTATATATAAATAACTGCCTATCATCTAAACAATTTTTATATTCCAATAATAATATATATATTTGTAAGATGACAAAACCAGAACTAAAAGAACTATTTTTAAAATTAACCGAATGGACAATACCATTTGGCAGGGAGCCAAAATTGGAAAAGTATCTACCAACAGGATTTAAAAAGGATTCTATCGGTAATTATTATTATGAAATAGGTAGATCTGAAACACTTTTCACGACACACCTTGATACTTATTGCACGGATCATGAAAAAGTGAATCATGTTATTAACAAAAAGGACGAGTATAAAATATCAACTGACGGAACAACCATATTAGGAGGTGATAATAAACTAGGATGCTCAATTCTCATTGGAATGATAAATGATAGAATACCAGGAACATACTATTTCTTCCTGGGTGAGGAGCCATTAAAAAGCGGAGGACTATATGGATCTTCAAATGCTTTGAAATCAAACCCGGAGTATTTCAAAAGATTCAAAAGATGTATAGCATTTGATAGAAGAAGGTATGGATCTATTGTAACACGACAAATGGGTAGATTTTGCTGTTCAGAAGAATTTACTGAAAAATTATCACAAGATTTAAAAAGATTCGGAATACCACATGATGAAAGTGGAGCTTTTGGATATTATACTGACACTGCTACATTTATGGACGTCATACCAGAATGTACTAATTTAAGCGCTGGTGGATTTGATGAACACCACAAATCAGAGTGGGTAGATCTTAACTATACTTGGAAAGTATTACAGGCAGCCATTAATATTAACTGGGAGGAATTACCAACAAGTAGGGGGTCGGAAGAAAGATTTTCAAATAAAAAGGATAGGTCAGTTGGTGGTTACAATTCTTTTATACAGGACGAAAATGCTGATAAAATAATCGACATGCTTTTATTAATTGGTCTATTAAAAACAAGAGATATATCAAATAATGATTCGCAGAGGATAACATTTTCAAAATGGCTTGAGAATTTTGATATTGATATAACTCTTAAAGGTAAGAATATTAGTATGAATGGAAATGACATGACTATGCAACAATTCACCGATCATGTTATGAAAACACTAAAAAATGATATTTTATATCAACTAAAATATGCTGAATCTGATGAAGAGGTTGAAGAAATATTAGACATATTCGGATTCAATTCACCACTTGAACTGGTAAAAAAGTTGTCATGATTATCACACATTGCTCCTGTAATTATCCTGATATATCTCTATTATAGAATCATATTCTTTTAGTATTCCGCCCTGAAACTTACTATCATATTCTCTTTTAACAATCCACTCCCTTATAAATTCCTCATAATCCAACTGTATAGATACATCGATCATACCATCCAGATCCTCATCATCCTCTTTCTCCCTTGGTATATCATCAATATAAGATACTGATGTAAATCCTCCAGATTCTAACATTATCTCTAACTTTCTACGAAGTCTTCTATCATTTATAAGTAAATTATTTGATACAGCTAAGTCAATATAATCCTTACTATCAGTATATTTTTCAAGAATATCAATGTCATCACTTGTTTTCACAATAACCTTTCTGAAAACCGGTGAATATGTATTTGGTACGAATTCAACTTCACCACTAACAATATCAAGTATAGTTATCCCCTTTTCATCACCAATATCGTTTCTATCCATATGATATGGAGCTCCAATAAATGTGAAATTATTATTTGTTTGTCTAAGGTGAATATGTCCGCTAAAAACATGCTTATACCCCTTAAATTCATAAATATCTATTTTATCTGGATTTCTATGAGCAACCGAACTAAGGTGCATTCTACAACCATTAAGATCTGAATGACAAAATAAGTAATCACCCGGATTATCCTTGATCGTTTTTATAAGATCTAACCTTTTCTCGACCCAAGGTATTAATATTAACTTCTTATCAAATATTTCAATATTTGCTGCCTCTGTATAAACACTAATATTATCGATATGGTCGAATAATCTAACAGAGTTTACATCATTAGATCCCTTGTTATATAAATCATGATTACCAACTATTAAATGTATAGGCATTATCTTTGCTATTTCAGATAATATCTTTTCAACCTTATAAGAAGCAATAATTGGAATTGAAGTTCGGTTATCATATAGATCCCCACAATGCACAAGTACATCACCTTCTTTTACATTTTTCTTTAAATATGGTATATAAAAATTATAGAAATAATCTTCCATCATATTTATCCACTTGTTCAGATCATTAAGGTAAATACCGAAATGCCAATCGGTGGTCATGTAAACTTTCACTATAAAATTATACTTTTTTTATATGAGAATCTTTATTAATATTTGGATAAACGCCAATTTCCGTCATCGGATTCCTTAATAGAGGTGTATAGCTATACACTTCAAAACTTTCCGGACTTCCAGTAAGTGGATTTGATAAGCAAATATTTGACCATCCTGGTTGAATCATGCCATGATAAAAATACCCCTGTCTTATAGTTACTTTTTCTAAAAATCGTATACTACCATCAAACCTCTCTGGCTTAAATAGAAATTTAGTTATGTACCTTGTATCACCATCTTTTGGAAGATCTATTCTCATATAGATTATACTGGATTACTTTATATTTGTTTATTCAAAACATCTCTTTATACTTAGATGGTGAAGATTCCAAGTCCAATACCCTTTAAAGTATCTAATTTATTGTAGAACCCGGAACTAGATCCCTTCTCTCTTTTTTCACCATCCTCTATTACTTTAAAGGTTTCTAAAGTTTTTCCAGTAAATAAAAAACCATCTCTTGATCTTTCTAATTTAAACATTTTATATTTTTTGAACCAACAATCGGTTTTCCATTTATAGATGGAATTTGATATGTTGTTGTTTTAATTTAAAACCCCATTGGATCATAAATTATATACTCATATTTTATCTTACCACAGTCATATATTTTACTAAATTCTCCCATATTCTCAGATTCACTCAAGCCATTTTTAAATTTTGATTTTTTGAAATTTGATTTGTGTATCCTTTTGTCACCAACCACATATTTATAATCTGGATCGGTTTCATATAATTTATTAAATCCAAGATTTTCATATAATTTACCGAGACTCCATGATTTATCAGCATAAGATATTATCCTATTAGGATTATAAACCTTTATAAAATAATTTATTAATTTCGATGCGCCACCAACCACGACATGGTTTGTTTTTGTACAAAATCTGTTTAAATTCCATTCATCACCTGATAATATTCCACGACCCTCAAAATGGTCAAATGTCATGAGTCCGACCATCTCACCGTCAAAAAAAAGTCCCAACTTTAAAGATGAATTGACCTTTCCTTGTATATGGTTCTCATTAAAAAATTCACTACATATTTTAGAATCCTTAACCTCTTCGATAACACATTTACGAGCAAATATCTTTTTTTCAGTTAAATTCAGTAAATTTCTTACCTGTGATCTGATTATATCAGTATTGTATTTCCAATCATCTTCCCAGATGTGGATAATACGTATTTCCCTTTCTTTAAAATAATTAACCTTGTCCAAATGATATCTCTTATCCCGAAATTCCTCTGAATGCCAATATAATCCGTTATATTCAAATCCAATATTCAAATCCGGTAAATAAACATATATTTCCAAACCATCCCTATATGATTGAATGATCTCACCATGATAAATACTGGATATATAATTATATAGTTCAAGCTCTCCCAGTGAGCAAGTATTATTTATAGGATAACACACAGTACATATAGGAGTTTTATTTTTAACCCTATCATTGAACATGGTTTTATGTATTTTAAATGTGTGATTAAAATCACTACATTTTATTTCTAAAACAGATCCGACTTCCTTATTTATAAATTCTAATGAATATTCAGATAGTTTGTTTTTCCAGTAATTGATATGTCTATCAGTATTTGTTTCAATATTGCGAATAGTCATTGACCTGGAATTAATATCTCTCATAACGGGTCGTTGTGAATTATAATCAACCCCATAATTTTCTTGGGTGGTATTTTTCTTTTTTAATTTAATATCATTTGATTGTGATATATTATCCACACCATATTTATCCTTTATTGTTTTTGATATACTGTCCTTGATGTCTTTATTTTCCAATACATATTCATGTCCATATTTTTTTAAATTTGTTTTTTTCCTTTTCTCTATGGTTTTAATTGAATTGGATTGGCACTTGGTTGAGCAATATTCTCGATACCCTAATTTAGCAGATATAAAGGAGACGTGGCCACCACAATAACATATTGGTTTAGAGGTGTTACTAATATATAGGTATAGTTTTTCCCTCCAACTGATATTATCAGATATATGTCTATCAACACATATATACTCATCCTCATAATTATCCATGAACCACTTAGAACTTCTAGTGGGATTTTTAGAAAAAATAATACCTATATGATCTGTCTTCATATAGGTATATATTCAAAAATTATCTACTTGATTAGTATCCTGCAACAAATGGTGGTTGGATAGTAAAGTTATTATCAATATACTCGTCAACCCAGTAATCACTAACAAATTTAGCGCTACAGTCTTCCCAGATACCCTGTCCGCTCCAGTCCATTGGTGGACCAGCGACAGAGCTAAGTTGACAGTTTTGGAAAGTTAACCTTCTCAAAACAAGTCCTTTCTTATCATGTTGGTTAACAATTAATGTTCCGATCATATCAGCTTTATAGTGTAGGTAACCATTCTGTGAATTCCAAGCCAAGTCGTACCATGCTCTCAAAGTATTCCAAGTTTCCATAGAACCCTGATTATTAACATTGACATTGAACTTAATATCAAGATCAGCTGTTGATTTATCAGGACCAGCGTTTAAGTATGCTCTTGTAGAGTACTTATATCTTTGTTCTGATACAGCAATTGCCTTATTGGTAACCCCCATATCAAAGTTCTTAGCCTGTTGTAACATAATAACAGGGTCTCTACCCTGAGCTTGTAAGATTACCGGAAAAATAAAGGTAATCTCAAATAAATTTACATATACTGGCTCTTGTGGTTGAGTACCAGGTCCACCGGGTGAACCGGTCATGTTTAATTGAGTGAAATGTGGTAACGGCATATTGTTTGTTATTTTTTCTTTCTATTTATATATTTAATAATATATTCCTCTTGTTTTATATATTAGTATAAAAAATCAACTTTTATTCAATATTAAGTAAAGGGTGATACAAAAATCTAATATATACTATATGATAATAGAAAGAATATGTAATTATAGAAGGTGCAATAAACAATTAAATGGCAGGAAAGACAAAAAATTCTGTAATAGGGGATGCAAGGACATGGAACATACATATAGGAAAAGAAAATTATTCAAAATAAAAATATATCTACATGATTCTAAGTAAATCCGTGAAGTATGGTGGTATAGGATTCCAATCCAAAGAATTATCTAAAAAGATCTCATTGGAGTGATGGTAATTTATATAAAAATCTTGGATTCAAAGAGATTAACAAGTCAAGACCAGATTATAAATACCTTGTAAAGGATAAGAGAATACACAAATCAAGTTTCAAAAAATCAATAACTGGAGTGCCCGAATCTAAACTTGACATACCTAAAAATATATGATACTGGTAAATTAAAATATGAACTATTAATTCCTTAGACCAAGCCCTTTATCTTTAACAAAGTATCAATTGATGGGAAATAATTTAACCCAACACCAACTCTGGTTAAATGTGAATAAATATCTGAATAAAACTTATCTATCCTTTTTATCACATATTCCTTTTTATCACTATTATAATCTTGTATTTCTGTCTTGTTATATTGGTAATCCTTTATATCATCAACTGTGAATCTAGAACAAGCTCCCCCGATAATAACAGTCTTTTTACCAAATTTATCGAAGACAGATAGCTCATCATTTAATGACAATAACTCATTGAATATTATATCTATAACCTCAGTATCCTCCATAAATATCCCAATCAAATTTTCGATCTCTTCTTCATCAAATCCAAAGGGCATCTTATAAACCCTTGATATTCCCTCAATACCGTGATTATCCTCAATCTCCTGTGATGGATATTTTGTCGGATAATAGATGTCTTCAATTGTATTATCACCACTAGAATCATCTTTGAACTTTTTCAAAATCTCTCTAACAGCAACATAATCTGTTGAAGTAAATAACTCCCTAAGTCTCATAATATCTGTTTTATACCTTTCAGGTGGCCATTCATCAGTATTTGATTCATTGATCAGTTTAAACTCTGAATACTTTTTAATAAGACGCATTGTCTATATATTAATACAGGGGCGAGAAAAATTCCAATATATATCTGAAAATACACTAAACTTATAATGTCAAAAGAAATTCCAAAACCGGAAAAGACTGAAGATGATTATCTTAAGGACCATTTATCATCATTTGAATCACCTCTAAGATCAGATCCATCAACTAAAAAAGCTCCTAGTAGCTCAAGATCCACCGACTTACAGTTTATATCAGTTGATATAACTGAACTACCATGTGGTAATCTTTACCCAAGGGGCACATCACTAATGGTTAGATCCGCACAAGTAAGGGAAATACAATCATATTCAATGGTTGATGATAAAAATATTTATGATATTTTTGAAAAAATGAATGACATGCTGAAATCGTGTGTTAGGATAAAATTCCCAGATGGTGAAATGGGTAGTTATTTAGATCTAAAGGATCAAGATAGAATCTATACAATATTCCTAATAAGGGAATTAACCTTCCAACAAGGAAATACATTAGCTGTTGATGCTGAATGTGCTTGTGGATGTCAGAACCAAATCGAATTAAAAAGGTCTAGTTTTAAATTCCACAAAATGGATGATAAAATCAGTAAATATTACAGTGAAAGAACAAATTCTTTCGTATTCAACATATCAAATGGCAAAGAATTTGAGTTGACTGTTCCAAGTATAGGAATATCTAAATCATTCACCGAATATATTGTTAAGGAGAATATAGATAATAAGAAACCAAACATGGCATTTCTAAAAATCATACCATATATGTTGGAGAACAGAAACTCTATTACATATGATGGCATAAAATCAAAATTAGTTATGTTCCAAGGACTGGATGATATTTCATTCCAATTTCTAAATTCAGCAGTTAATAAAATGACACTTGGTGTTGAGGGTCTAAGAACTGAATGTACTGAGTGTGGTTTGGAGGTCCACACTGAGATGACATTTCCCAACGGAGCGTCAGGTATTTTCGTTATTCATGATGCCTTTGAGGCATTTATTAAAGAATAAGTTACTGATACAAAAACACTATCATGTAATCGAAACATCAATTGATTGCTGGCCATTCTGGATGCTAGAGGAAAACATTGATATAATAAATGAGATTGTTAGCGAGGAGGAAAAGAATAGGAAGAAGGAAGAGGATAGTCAACAAAAATCAATGCCAAACTTTAACCCAGGATCATATATGAATGATATGAGTAATATGGCTAATAAATTTAAGTAACCTTTGAGAAACTTATTAAAGAATAAGTCATATTTAATATATACAATATGATATTATCGAAAAATATATTAATAAAAACATCACATAATAAAAAGTTAAAACATTATAAAGCATTGGGATATGATATCTCATTGAAATATATAACGGTCAATATTGAACATCTCCCAAAATCTATAAGTGATTTAATACAAGTTAAGTGTGATTACTGTGAACATATACATTATCGAAAAAATGTTGACTATAATCGCATAATTAATAAGAACATTGATGGAAAATATGCCTGCTCAAGAAAGTGTGGAATATTAAAATTCAAAGAAACTATAAAAAAAACCACTAAAAAACCACACCCAAATCTTGGTAAGAAAGTAGATAAAAATAAGTTAAGACATATCAACGATAAGAGGAAAAAAACAAATTTGGAAAAATATGGGGTTGAACATGTACTACAGAATGAATCAATTCAAAGGAAGTTTAAAAATACAAACTTAAATAGACATGGAGTTGATAATTACTCAAAAACCGAGGAATTCATAATACAACAAAGGGTAAATAATATCGAAAAATATGGAGTTGATCATATATCACAAATAGATAGTGTTAAGGAGAAAATAAAACAAACAAACCTAATCAGATATGGTGTAATATCAACTTTAAATATTGAGAAATCAAACAAAAAAAGATTAGAAAAATTCCAATCTGAGGATTATAGAAAAAATTATGAAATATCTAATCATAAAAATTATTTAAACTATCTAAACAATAGCATATCACTTTTTAAATGTGATTGTGGATGTGATCACAATTTCGAGATCAAATATGATAACTTCAAAAGTAGATCAATATTTAATATACCACTGTGTACAATATGCCACCCAATAAGTGACTCAAGTTCAATAAAAGAACAGGAGTTGTAGTGCGACCTAAATGGGTAACCCTATATTATAAATCCATTTTTTATTCCCAGCATTATATACCCTATATCGACCAAGTTCTGACATTATCTCCTCCTCTGTCTTATTCTTATTATATCCAAGTTTTACTAATTTTTGTTTTCTCCAATTAAATCTGTGGCTTCTAATACCATCTATTACATACCAGTATCCTGGATTAGATGTATGTGAATATTTGAACCCTAGTTTATTATATAAATCACCACTTGATATAAAGTTATCAGAATATGTCTCAATCCGAATTGGATGGTAATTTTTCAGAAAATATCTCATTACCTTGGAAGCCCCACCGACAACAACAGTATCTAATATACTACAAAATCTAGTAAGCTCATAGATGTCCTTATTGTCCCTACCATTTTTACCACTGATTGGTAATCTTAATTTAGAAAATGTCATAAGGCTAACAATGTCATCATTATTATATATACCAATCCTTATAGAAGATTTACAATCTCCTTGTAAGTGATTGTTATATAGAAATGTCCTAGATTCTTTATAACTAACTTCTCTTATATCACATTTCCTGGCAAATATTCTATTAGATGTTTTCCCAATTTTATTTAAAATAAGAGACTTAACTATATCTCTTTTTATATTCCATTCATCCTCCCATATTGAAATTAAAGTGACATTATTATTTTCTGATACACGGTATTTATTTAAATGGTAGTCTTTACTTTTAAATTTTTCAGAATGCCACCAAACACCATTGAATTCAAATCCTATTTTTAATTCGGGTAAATATATATCTATTTCATATTGGTTTAGTATACCTTTACAATCAAGTATAACATCACCATGATAATTCGATACGATAAAGTTATAAATCTCAATCTGTGATATTGACGCATTTTCTGAAATAGGAAAACAATTGGTACATATGCTATTATTTCTATTAACTCTATCATAGAACTGATAAGTTAATATTTCAAAATTTGAATCACAAGTATTGCAGTGAAATTCCAAATTTGTTGATACTCCCCTTTTAAAGTCAATGAAAATAAAATCTGAACTTATCTTACTCTCGATTCTTCTCTTATAATCCGTATAAAAAAAATCTATTGTTTTTTTGTGTATATCCTTGATCATCCATGGATGATCAACACCATATCTTTTTAGACTTGTGCGCCGGAAGGATTCTTTATATGAGCTATTTTTAAATGATTCTATTCTCTTTTTTAATAATTCCTCGGATTTATTCGGATTATCAACACCATAGTTAGACATAAGAGTGTTTATAGACTTTTTTTGCACATCAACACTGGACATAGGTGAATTACCACCATATTTCTTCTGATTCGTTTTAATTATTTTTTCTTTTATTTGGTCCGACTGTGCTGGTGATTTTGTTCCATATTTCTTTAATGATTTTTCCTCCTTTATTTTTTTAATATCTGGATCAGAAGAAACACATTTATTTGAACAATATTCATAATATCCAATTGTTGAGTTTTTAAAATTAACAATATTATCACAATGTAAGTTTTTACACACTGGGTAATGATCAACTTCATTAACCGATAAATATACCTTTTCTTTAAAAGGAATTCCAAGAATATTATTATTATCACAATAATTAGTTATATAATCATACTCTTCTTTGTAATTCTTAATCACAAAAGATTCTTTTGACATCCTACCAGATGGGTCCGAATTTTTAAACACTTCTAAATTCATAATAACATACCCTTTTATGTATATATCAAAGACACCTATCTCCCTATAAATAAAAAGTCCGAATTTTCGGACTTTTTATTTATTATCATTATGAGTTAATAAATCCCCCTGAAGAAATTGCTCCTGTTCTAAGTATTGTAACATTGTTAACAATGATACCCATTCCCTTTATAGGCTCAACATAAGTGTCGAGAACTCCAATTTGATTATCAATAATCTCATTAGTATTATTCTCTTCATCACATTTGTTGAAATAGTTATATAAACCATTTCTAGAAACATAAGTCTCACAAATAACATCAGCTCTGAGTTTAATCTCAGATCTAACTTCAGGTGTGTTAAATTTCCACTGGAAGTCCAACAACATACGACCAAGTTCTCTTTCAAGTTCAATAAGAACCTCTCTAACATGTAGATAAGAAAGTGCTGAATTATATAGTGTCTGTCCTGTATTCTCAGTCTCAATAATATTTCCTCTATTTCTCTTGAATACAACCGGGTTCATTTGAGCCTGGTTCAAGAATTCAATATCAGTTAATGAGTAGTCATGTTCAAGTCCTGCAATTCCAGTAACTCTACCATTTGTAACACCAGCCGCAATTGTCCATGGAACAATACTTGTAACCGTTGAATTGTGCTTTCTCATATAAGTTGTAGCTATCCAAGCTGCTGGCGGAACATCAACTGGTCTACCATTATCATTCACGGTCAAATAAGGTGTGAAATAACCAACAGATGTTACACCAGCACCCTCACCGAATGAGTAAAGGAATGATGGTGAGCTTTCTGGGTCTCCACCCTGAGCCATAAATTCAACACTTAGTACTCCCTCGTCATCAACAAATGATGGTGAGCTTGAGTTTTTAAATGATCTTACAGATGGCATATTCAAGATACCCAAGGCATCTAGTCTATCACCACATATATCAACTAATTGTTGTTTAGATAGTTCAGTTAACCCAAGTCCAAATGAATCTACCAAGTATCTGAAATCGAATGATTCCTTATTAGTAATAGATTTGAACAATGGTGTTGACTTAGCAACCAAGTTAAGGATAGTACCCTGTTTCTCTTCTGTTCCATCAGGTAACGAATCTTGTCTGATACGGAAACCTTTAAGGCTTATAGCTTTGTATGTTGATACATAATCATCAATTTCAGTGTGTCTGAATGTCTGATAATCATTATTACCAAAATCGTTAACTTTTATTTCACTATCACAAGTAAGTTCAACAAGTGTTGTGTCTCCTGACCAAAGTCTCTTACTAGTAACTCTTGTAAGTTTTCTTGGAACCTCATTTGGATGAAGTGATGATGTCGCGTATGTTGATTCAAGATAATCACCAACTTTTACTTCAGTGTATCTACTTGCTCTAACTAATACTTTATTAGGAACTGTTGTATATCCAACTGGATATTCAACTTCAACTGATTGTTTGAAGTTAGAGTCAAATGACTTAGCATAATATGTATTGTTTGACCTAAGTGCTTTTTCATCTTGATCACCAAATACTAGAGTACCAAATGATGCTCTTGATTGTAATTTATAATCCTCAAAGTAAACCTTAAGGTTTAATGTATTATCAAGGTGAGCATCTATATAAAGAGGATTGTCTTCATAAGCATCACTGTAAGCGAATAAGTTTATCAAATTCGAAAGTGTTTCCAATGTTACATTCTCATTTACCTCATATGCGTAATAGCTATATGTTGGGCTTCCTGTAAAGGAGTATCCACCACCACTCAATGTTGATAGTATATTAGCTCTATCACCCGCTCCTGTTGGAGGTGGACTAATAATACCAGCATCAGCTTTAGTAGTGAATACTCCTGTGTTGCTAAGACCGCTCATTAAGAACTGATATCCCTTATTGTTATCAACTTCTGCAAAGAATGCGTTATTAGCACCAATATTATCAGAGTTTAGGTTACCAAATACATCAACCTCTGTTAAATCAACACCAAACACGACATAATCATATCCACCTAATGATGCGGTAACACCCTCACCCGGTACAAAATCAACTGTAACTGGTGAATAATTTGTTTTTTGGTAGATAACATCACCCGTGTTAATCTGACCTTGTTCGTATTTAAGGTACATAGTTGAATTGTTTGCCGCAACACCCATTCCACCTAATACAGCCTTCACAGCCTTGGTTTCAACACCATCAACACCTAATATAAGTTCATCATCCAATTTGTAAAATACAAGAGGTCCATCGCCATTAGCCATTTGAACAACATCTTCTACTGTTACAAAGTAATCATCTACATAACCATCCTCGACAACAGCATTACTTGTTACATCGATTGGAACAGTTGTAGTTAAAACAAATGATCTGTTAAGAAGATTTGTATTTTTAACATCTGATACAGATATGTAATTCATACTATATTTTTTACTTGAACCCTGAATTTCAGTTGGGTCAACAAGTATCACACCTTTATCAGATGATGAAGAGTCTATATAATCCAATAGCTTATTAAAAGCTTTCAATCTTCTGTATTGTTCATAATCCCTTGTTGAGATTGATGAGCTAGTATTTAAGAATTCAACTTTAAATGTTGAAAGTGAGGTTACAGTATATTGATAATCTGTTCCATAAACAAATGGTTTAAATCTTGCATCAGCTGGTCCGTTAACATATATTGACATATTCAATGATACATCACTAAATGATGGAGCTGGCACTGCTAACACACCACCATTCCCAACTGAGAATGAAGCGTATCCTAAAACAATATCAGTAGCACTTACCAATGGGTTCTGATTAGCCACTGTACTTTGTTTAACCGTAACTTCACCCGTTGATGTTACAACATAAGCTGCTCGATATGAGTTTGTAACACCAACTGCTATATTACCATAATATGATGAAGATACTTCCATTACATATGGACCGTTATCAAGAACAACTTGAGAACCACCAATAACTGCGTATCCATTTTGTGATGTTGGATCAACTTCAACAGTAACAGAGAATGTTGCTGTTGAAACAGTTGTCCCATAAACAAAAAGGTCATTTACATAGTCCTCAGTGAACCAGTATGTTCTTTCTGTATTATTTACCTGTCCACCAGAGATACCACCCTCAGCAGTCATATAAGGCGCTCTGTATGAGTGATCACCTACTACACTTGGG